TACCTGCCTGTAGATACACCCCGTGCATTCGATGAGTGCATGTACATCTTGATGTGCGGTACGGGTGTAGGCTTCTCTGTTGAGGACTTCAACATCAACAAGCTACCCGTCGTCAATGAGCACTTCGAAAAATCTCCCACTGTCGTACACGTTGCGGACAGCCGTAGTGGTTGGGCACGTGCGTATCGTGAGCTCATCTCTCTTCTGTACGCCGGACAGGTACCGTCCATTGACGTGTCTGCCGTACGCCCTGCAGGTGAGCGTCTGAAGACAATGGGTGGTCGTGCATCAGGCCCAGAGCCACTACTCGATCTATGTGAGTTCACAATCAACATATTCAAGAAAGCTGCAGGCCGTCGTCTCTCTGCCCTCGAGTGTCACGACATCATGTGTAAGATTGGTGAGATTGTAGTTGTAGGTGGTGTACGCCGCTCTGCCCTTATCAGCCTCTCAGACTTATCTAACCGTGAGATGGCACACGCTAAAGCAGGCATGTGGTGGGAAGATAATGCCCAGCGTGCTCTTGCCAATAACTCTGTGTCGTACCGTGAGCGTCCTGATATCGGTACCTTCATGAAGGAGTGGCTCTCCCTGTACGACAGCAAGAGCGGCGAGCGTGGCATCTTTAACCGTGACGCATCGAAAAAGAAGGTACTCGAGAATGGCCGTCGTGACGCGGACTACGACTTCGGATGTAACCCGTGCTCCGAGATTATTCTACGCCCGTACCAGTTCTGTAACCTGTCAGAGGTTGTCGTACGTGCTACGGATACCCTCGACACGTTGAAGTACAAGGTACGCCTCGCTACAACTCTGGGTACCTTTCAATCGACCCTCACCAACTTCAAGTACCTACGCAAAGTTTGGGAGAATAACACCCGTGAAGAGCGTCTGCTCGGTGTGTCCTTGACTGGCATCATGGATCACAGCGTACTCTCTAAGACGGTAGACTCTCCCCGTTGGCTCGCTACACTACGACAAGAAGCCGTAGATCAAAACGGGTACATGTCAGAGAAGATCGGCATCGAGCGCTCTGCGGCCATTACCTGTGTTAAGCCATCGGGTACCGTGTCACAGCTTACGGATGCGGCGAGTGGTATCCACTCTCGGCATAACCCGTACTATGTACGTACGGTACGTGGTGATAACAAAGATCCGCTGACACAGTTCCTTATTGCTAAGGGCGTACCCAATGAGCCGGATGTCATGAAGCCGGACAATACGACGGTGTTCAGCTTCCTTACACGTTCCCCTGAAGGTGCCGTATGTCGTAACGACATGACAGCTATCCAACAGCTCGAGCTTTGGAAGGTGTACGCACAGCATTGGTGTGAGCACAAACCATCCGTAACCGTGAGTGTTAAAGAGCATGAGTGGCTAGAGGTGGGTACTTGGGTGTACAAGAACTTCGATCTGATTAGCGGTATCTCGTTCTTGCCGTTCAGTGACCACACGTACAAGCAAGCCCCGTACCAAGACATCACCAAAGATGAGTACGAAGGCAAGTACCAGCTGTTGGAAGGAACGGACGGAGAACAAATCAAGATCGATTTGACTATGCCTCTTGACATTAACTGGGAAGACATGCTACAGTTTGAACTTGAAGATACCACAAACGGCAACCGTGAATTAGCTTGTGCGGCTGGTGCTTGTGAGATTGTTGACATAGTAGCTGCGGAGTAGTCGTGCTAAAGGTAGATGGCTTTGATGATGCAATCATAGGACTAGGGTGTCGCTGCGGCGCACCCAACATCCTTGTGTACGACACGGCCAAATGCCTCGACATTCTACAGAAGCGTGATGGTATGGACGCCATTGAAGCTCTTGAGTACTTCGAGTACAATATACTAGGCTCGTACATGGGGGAAGAAACTCCTGTATTTGTGTACCCCGATAACTTAGAGGAGTTCTAAACTATGATATCTGTTGACTTGACTGACGAGCTACTTGTTGAAGCCGGACGTAAAGCATCTGAGATGCCTAACCTAGCGGGTAGCATAACAGATAATCAAAGCCACGTATTGGGGTGCTTGGGAGAGATCGTCGTTCAACGGGTACTCGGTGCAGACTTTGCCAACACCTTTAACTACGATCTTATACACGAGGGAAAGCGCATCGATGTTAAGACCAAGCGGTGTACGACTGTACCTCGTGCCGAGTACGACTGCTCTATAGCGGCTCACGGTACAAACCAAGACTGTGATGAGTACGTGTTTGTTCGTATCCTTACCAACATGAAGCGGGCTTGGATCTTAGGTTCTATATCTAAGTCTGAGTTCTACGAAAAGGCCCGTCGCTATAGTAAGGGTGATGTTGACCCTAGCAATAACTTCACGTTCCGTGCTGATGCCTACAACCTTCCAATAAAAGAACTAAAGAGCATTACATGATAAAGCAGAAGCCTACAACTAAGATAGATGCACTGTTCACGCTCCAGTGTGGATTAACCCGCAACGGAGATATCAAGATTGATATGGACTATGTAGACCCTGATGTATTCGCTGAGACGATGAAACGGGAAGCTCCCGACTTCGAGGCTACATGGCAGATAACATCCTTGCTTAGGTACCTGAAGACATCCGGATCCGAGATGATGGAGAAAGCCTATGGATACGTCCAAAACTGAGGAGGAGGTACAGCTCGAGCTGCCTCTCGGTCTTCCTCCTGTACCTCTTGACCCTAAAGACAGAGAGTGGTATTACGACGGGTACGGACTTAAACGCCGCATCGATAATGACAAACCTTACGAGGAATAACCACCATGTACGAACTACCTAGCCAATTAACCATCTTCTACTTCCTTATAGCTGGCTTCTTCTTCGGATGGGCTATGCCACGAGGCAGGTACCTGAAGGCTGTACAGCTCCGGTTCTTGAAGGCTCTACACAACTTCTTTGCCGATGAGGAGGAGTACCTCCAGAACAAAGTAGAGCGTGTACGCAAGATCACCCGACGCACCCCTAAGAAGTAATGGAGAAGGTAACTCCCACCTATACACTGGACTGGTACATCAAATGGGTGTCCAGTATCTTTGTTATAGTGGCCGTACTTTGCCGATCCATCGAGGAAGTACCCAGAGTGTACGACCTCTGCTTCTCTACTCTGGGAACACTTGGGTGGCTGGCAGTAGGATTGCTGTGGCACGACAGAGCTATCATCGTACTCAATGCCGTGATACTCTTCGTACTTTCAGGGGGGCTGATCCGCTATGTACTCTGATACGCACTGGCTTATACCCTTTATGAAAGACCTCCTTAAAGAGGCTGAGGAAGGTCGCTACACTAATGATCTCGTGTTCATTGAGGGGTATGAGACTGCTATTTATGATGTAATTGAACACATAGAGCGCTTAGAGAAGTCTGCCGGATATATACCCAAACCCTCCGTCGGCTGCTATTGCGTTATATGTAAGGCTAACTGGACACGAACTTATTCAGATAATGGTACCTCATAATATGAAACGATACAATCATTGGTTTTGGCACAGCACACCTCTTAATGTACTCAGCAAGTACTCGGGCAAGTTACATGCTTGGTTGTGGTACAAACGCTTCGGTAGCAAATAAAAAAACCCCCGTAAGGATTTCTCCCTACGGGGGTTCTCTTTTTGGATATTAGGCGATTAGGACAGTTTTTGTGGCATCACCATGTTCGCAGCGGCGGTCATTGGTGCGGCTGACGACATTTCAGGTGAGTTCTTTGCCATACCACCACCCATCATCTTCTTCTTTTTGCCCATACCTGCACTTCCGCCGTACATCATGGGCTTGCGGGACATACCGCCGTAGCGCATTCCTTTTGGTCCGTTGTAATAGGTCTTCATGATTACATTCCTTTCATTGCTTTGTAGTCGTTCCAGTCTCTAACAATATTTTGAGTAGGATCTAAGATGTCTTGCTTCTGTCTTACGCTGAATATTTTGTTAGATAGATTCTGATCTCGATACCCTCCAGATCCTGTGAATGGATATATTGAGTTGTCATCTGCGCCCATTTCAGCGAGCTCGATTGCTGTAAATGTCATCATCTGTTCAGCTAATGTACCCATCCGCTCTTCGTCTAGTACACGTCCTGTTTCAGCCATCTCCATAAATCCGCGAGCAACTTTTGGATCACTTAGCATAGTGACAATAGCATTGAACCCTTCCCGCCTGCTGTTACGGAATAGTACTTCCAAGATCAGGTATCGAGGGCTAACTGTGTTACGAGACACCTGCCACGCTTTGTTAATCATACTCTCCATAGATACAGGGAGAGGCTTGCCTGTAATAGAAATATCATCTTTGCTTTTACCTAAAATGCGATAACCAAAGTCCCTAATAAGGGTGAGTGATTCTAACCTTTCAGGGCTGTACGCGGACATAGCGGCCACAAATTGCTCATCTCTGAGGGCGGTATTTAAAGCATCTAAATCCATCATAGGAATACCTGCTTTAG